CTCCGCCAGGAATCAACATAGACAAATCGCAATATTCCAATCGAATCGTTAGCTGGAATGCCGACATCCATTTACTCTCGACGTATTGTTTTTTGTCGGAGGAAGAAAGATACAAATTCGCAATGGAAGACCAAGTATATTTAGTCAAAGACGTGTTCGAATACAAATACGAAAACGTGGTGGGAACGCAGAAAGTCAAACTGACGTCTACCGGTATGGTGGCAAACTGGATGTGGTTTTTCCGCCGAAACGACGTCAATATGCGCAACGAATGGAGTAATTATACGAATTGGCCATACCGGAACATGCCCTCCGATATCATCTCTGCCCCAACCACCAGTTTAGATATGGAACTCACCCAAGGAACGGGTCCCCTAAACAATCCCAATATTGACATTTTCGGTATTAATACTGGCTATTACATTACCGGCGAGTTTACGGCGGTCAATTTGCGCGACATTTTGGTCTCGATGGGCATCCTACTCAACGGCGACTACCGCGAAAACATCCAACCAGAGGGCATTTTTAATTACGTCGAAAAGTATACGCGCACGGTGGGCAACGCGCCTCCGGGATTATACTGCTACAATTTTTGCCTAAACACCAGTCCATTCGAGTATCAACCTTCCGGCGCCATCAATATGAGCAAATTCAAGACCATCGAGCTCGAGATTGCCACCATTGTTCCGGTGGTGGAGCCGCAGTATTCGACGTTTAATATCGTGTGCGATAACAACAACAATCCGGTGGGTGTGCTGAAAAACAACTGGCAGCTGTATGAGTATTCCTTTAATATGACTCTCTTCGAAGAAAGATACAATGTATTGTCCTTTATCGGCGGAAACTGTGGTATGTTGTATGCCCGATAAACCGACCGAGTTCGTCGAGTGTAAATATTATACAGTAGTATTGTATAAGCCACTGTATTATACCGAATAAAATGTCCGAAAAAACATCCGAAACTGTTTGGAATAGGGATAAAGCCAAACTCAATACCGAATTCACCCCGGAAATGTGTTCTGACAAAAACCTAATCCAAGATGCTATACGCGACCATGCTTTTACCGACGACAAATTCGACCTTTTAGAAAAAATCGTCCTACAATGTCCGGGACTGCTATATACCCAGCCACCACCTGTTGGTTCAAGCAATCCCGTCATGACTCCCGAAATACGGCAAATGTTGCGCCAACAAGAGGAAGACGCAAAACGCAGATGGTCTGCCCCTAAACCTCCCGGGACAATTCGTAGCCAGGACGCGCTGTCCCATCCTACACCCGAAGACGAACCCGAAGAAAAGGATGCGAAAAAGGAGCCGAAAAAAGGACCAACCAACGAGAACGAACCCAACCCCCAAACCAAACAAGAAGGATTCAACATGATGGACGAAAAAGAAAAGGCGTTTATGGCGACCATGCGCGAATTCATTGATGAGCCGACTCCCGACCATGCTAAAAACGTAGTGGTTCAAATGATGACGAGTATTAGTCGTATGTTCTATATTCCCGACCGGATGGCGGCGGAAATCGTCAACCAAGGATATTTGAAAGGAAAAGACGAGGTCGACCCGGACGAAAAAGGCAACTATGCTGCAGACTATGAACTGGTCCGGTTGCATTTACAATCGTACATTATGGTCCTGGTGTCCCTGTTTGCCGCGTTCAATTGGTGGTATTTGCTCTTTTACACCTCGCATTACGTCGACATCAAACAAATGCTCACCAATCCGCTCTTTACACCGTTCATTTGGGTCGTCGGTCCCATCATGTCGCCACTGATGTCCATTAACTATTGGCTCCTGGGAAAACGCCTCGATTTGCCGTTTTACAATTCCGTGGTTAAACCGGTCATGGACAACAAACCGTTCTGGTTCACACTATACTTACTGGTATTTACTATGGTCTATCGCCCCATCTCCAAATTCTACGGCGATTCGGTCCAGAAAATAAGCAACAATGAACCGAATGCGTTTTACACCATTGTGCTCATTGCAGCATGCTTTAATTATTTCTACAATGTCGTGTTTAACAAAGACCGCATGTTTTTCGCCCAGCGCGTGTTTTCCAGCATTATACTCACCTTTATTTTGTTCCTCATTCTGTTTATTTTCCTCATGATGTTCGCCAAATTCGCCGTTGTCATGATTATCGCCTATTTCGCGTTTTATTCCACTGCGCCGTTATTGTTCTTTTCGGGCGAACCATGGAATATTTTGAGTGAAATTGTCCGGATGATTCGCGACAGTTCCGATGCATGTGTCGACGAAAACATCGAGGGAAATATCTTTATCGAAATCAAAAACAACCTGTATCGCTATTCGGCGCTCATTTTTATGAGTTTATTGGTATTGGGTGTCATCGGCAAGACGATGGGCGACTTGCCCAAGCTTCGTAGCCGCGACGTCAAGATAACATGTGGATTGATTTACAGTATTGCGTTTATTGCTCAGATAATAACAGTTATCGGTATCATCAGTCCGTCGGCCGTTAATGCCGTCAAGAACTTTATCTTTGGAATTTATACCAAGAAGGCGGAAGCGACTTCCGCGACCGACTCCGACACGGAACCAGCGGCGCCGCCGTCCGGGTTCATGCATTCCGCGACCGAATCCGCGAAGTCGGGGATGTCTTTCCTATTACAAATCCTGATGTTGATTCTACGCGTCATTGAACTCTTGGTCATGGTGCCGTTTATTCTGGTGGACCAATTCTTCGGACTGTTTTATAAACTGATATTCGGAACACAAGAATCTGGATTGAGTAAACTCATGCGGATTATTTATGCCTGCATACACTGGATATTTACTCTCGGAGGATACCTCGACGCAAAGGATGAATAGACGACAGATACACGAATAAAATAATATTATTATGTTATTTTATTGGATTGGTTTGGATTGCTTTTCGCGTTGCTTTTCGCGTTGCTTTTTATAGCTGTATATGGATCTCTGGCTGACTCTTGGATTTTGTGTCCAGCGAAGAAGAAGATGCGGCTGGCTGTGGTACCGACGGTGGCACGAAGGATGACGGCGCGGATGTTTTCTGGATGTCCATACGTTGTAGTTGCTGAATCATATTCTCCAGTTCGGAAACCTTTTTGCGGAACATATCGTTCTCGTTCTGTAGATTCTGAAGCAGTTCGACCACCTGTTGCGGGGACAACGGTATCGGGTCTTGGCCGGGACGATGCTGCATGATACTTGGAACGCCTCCGCCTTGCGGTGGCATACCCAACCCTTGTTGCTGTGGTTGTTGTGGTTGTTGCTGCTGTTGCTGTTGCTGTAGGAATTGCTGCTCGTGCTGCTTGCGACGATCTTCCTCGATTTGTTTGGTCTGTCTCAACACTTCGGGTTTCATAACGGGTTGGCCTGGGGGGTACTTCGCCAACTTATCGTCGATTTCCTCCAAGAAAAAACGCTTGATGTCGGTGGCGTAGGGACCTTTTACGAACATATCGATGGTTTTGTCGGATTCTTTCAGGTAATCGGGATGGGGATTCTCCAACAATCGTTTCTTATCGAAGGTATTGTGGACGTGCGAAAACACCAGGATGGTTTTCAATGGATCCAGCTGGACAAACGGAATCGTGTAGTTCTTCAAGAACGCCTTTTCCTCCGCCAATGCGGCGTGGTCCTCGTATTTCGTATGGTCCAGCAACGATGCGCGGAAGGCAAATGTTCCCGCTGTCGCATGATTGGGTCCGTATGGACCACATTGAACCATCTTGTGGATGTGCTTGAAATAGATATAGAGCTCACTTGAGCCGGCGCAGAGGGCTTCGCGGTTGTCCATTAATCTCTCGACGGCGTGGGAGACGCGTTCGGGTGGGTAATAGTCGTCGTCGTCCATGTAGACGATGATGGAGCCCTTCGCCTTGGTGTGCATGAAGTTGCGCTTTTCGCCGAGATTCATTTGTTTGTCGATGGCGTAGTATTTGATTTGGGGAATGTTCGCGGCGTCGACGAGGTCCTTGATTTTGTCGGTTCCGTCGTCGACGATGATCCACTCCATGCGGTCTTTTGGGTAATCTTGGTGACGAAAACACTGGAACATCATCTCAGAGAATGGTCGGCGGTTGAACGTCGGTGTACAAATACTTACGAAAGGAAGATATTTCTTGGTGAGTTTTGGATTGTGCGATTTGACTTTTCCCATTAATAATATAGATACGTTCGATGACTTATTTATATCGGTTTTGGAATAAACAACATTATTAAAACAATCCATACTCTCCATTTCTACACAAATATATGTTTGCTACTTCGTCTCCATTCTTCAGTTCTTCAATCGATTCACATAGGTAGCTTAACCAATCGTACGTATCATAAAACACATCTTCTTGGGTTAAACGAATAACAGAATATCCGTTATCATTCGCACACGTTTCTTTGTATTTGTCGTTTTCGAATTGTTCTTCTGGAGATGACCAATTGGATATTTGTTGAAAATGTTGCGGCCCATCCAATTCAACAATGATCTTATGTTCAGGAATACAAAAGTCAAACGGAAGATGTGCTGTTTTTTTACACCAGTCTTGTTTGAATTGTGTAATAAGTGTAGGATACAACGGAAGTAGTTTTTCGTATAGCTTTCCCTCGGTTTTATTTATACACATTGGACATCCACAACCGTGTAAATGACTATTTGGAACTTGTAAAAACTCACCGTGTATTTTACAT